CTCCCAGAGTTTATCTCTTACCTGAGCCATAGTATCAGTAAGAATTGGATCCTCTCTATCTGATGGATATTTGACAAAGTTTCTAAGATACTGATCTAGATCCCAAATAACAGAATAATACTTTGAAGCATTATTTGCTGTTTCGAATTCCTCTTGCTCCTCAGGGAGGTTATACTCTATGGTTACTCTGGACATATAATCTTTTGTGTATATTTTAATTGCTCTTCTAGCTTTGCAACTCTTAAAGCTAAATCAGATGCTGCCTCTTCCCAAGACTTTTCCTTCTTCTCAGCATATGCATCTTGGTAATACATATCATCATGGAATTGATTATATTGTTTTGTTTTCTCATGACAATCACCACAAGCACATTTGAGAAAAGCAGGCTCATCTTCTTTATCACATTGTTCATCTAAAGGTTTATCTAGGTCTACTTCAACACCCTCTGTTAAATCCTTAGCTTTTTGAAGTAAATTGTTAATTCTATCAGTATCCCCAATAACAGGTATCTGATCATATTCTTCTTTTGTAATAGATTTTAATCTATTAAACTCTTCTTCAAAAAAATTAACCTGATTATCCTTCTCAAAGACATAATCAACAATATCTTTTTTTAGCTTTTCATTCTCCTTCTGCAACTTATCCATATCCCTACAACTAAAACTCTTTGTATACTTGTCCTCCCAATCTCTTACTTTACTCTTCAATACAGCATTAGCATTCTTGAGAACTAAAATCTCATCATTAAGATCTCTAATTACATCACTATCAATCTCATTAACTCTATCTATCAACTCAACATTCTTCTCCTTAAGATAACTAAGGTGTTTAATTTCCTTTAAGAGTTCATTATTTTTGTCTACTACTTCTTGATAAAGTGACATCCAATTTTGGTTACCTTTACTATACTTTTCAATATCAATCTTTAACTGAGCATTTTCACTAATAAGCTCATGAATATAGATAGGCTTACCACCCCTATCAAGGGCAGTATGAGTAGTTGATGACCAGGTAACATTATCTGAACTTGGTGTAGTATCAAATTTTGGAAATAAATTGAACATATACTCTATAATAGCTCAAATGGATAAGAAGTCAAATAAATAGTATTGTGAAAGACAATGTTCTTGTAGTTTCTGATATTCATTTAGGAAGCCCAGTTTCTAAAGTAAAGGCATTAGCTAAAGTTCTAAAGAATGAAAAGTATAGTCATCTTATTATAAATGGAGATTTGTTTGATTCTAAGAATATTCATAGGTACAAGAAAGGTCATTGGAACATATTGAGTCTCATTAGAAAGGTATCTAAAAAGAAGAAAGTAACATTTATTCTAGGTAACCATGATTTGAAGTCTAAGAATATTATAAAGATATTAGGTTTAGAATTTGTTGAAAGATTAGAATTAACAATCAATAAAAAGAAGATGTTGTTTATTCATTTTCACCAGTTTGATCCATTTATTTTTAAGCATCCTTGGATAACTGATATAGCTGAAAGAATCTATTATTTTTTTCAGAGTATTGATAGATCCAGAAAATTTAGTAGATGGTTAAAGAGGACATCAAAGTCATTCTTAAAGATTAAAGCTAATATAAGAGACAAAGCTCTAAACTATATTAAAGACAAAAACTATGATGCCATTTTTGGAGGGCATATCCATTTTGCCGAAAGCTTTGTTTGTTCAGAATCAGGAAAAGAGTATCACAATTCTGGGTCATTCTGTGATGAGCCTTGTCACTATCTTTTAATTGACAAGGAAGGTAAGGTTACTTTGAAAGAGATTTAGACTTTATTTTTTAAAGCAGGTGGGACTATAGTCTTACTATATCCTTCTCTCTCCAGACTATCTATAGAATCTATTTTATACTGTGGCCAAACTTTATTACCATCTTGATGTGTATCAATGCCTACACCAAACTTTTGATAATCTTTCCAGTTATTAACAGGAGTAATCTTATAAGGTATATCTTTATTAACAAATTGACCATATGTGAAGTCAATAATATTATTCTTATAGACAGGAGCAATATGAGCTACTTCCTTAAAGGATGGATTTAATTTAAGTGTTTCTTTACTAGGCCATGAAAATACAATAGCTTGTTCATCACCTCCTTTATCTTTAGCCCATTTACAAAAAGTTCTTGTAGCCCAAGCACAGTTTAAATGACCTTCACCATGAAGTGTATATTGATATTTTGACAATACTTCACTTACAAACTTATTTGCTATATCATCAATTTTAGTGCCCTCTAAAATGAGATCTACCAATCTATCAAATTTCATATACTATTATTTATTTAACCTATTAAACTTCTTAAGTCTTCTACCAGCCTTTCTACCTCTCTTATAAACCTTCTTTGTTTTCTTAAAGATCATCCAAAAGAATATACCAAACCCTATCACCATAAACAACATTGCTATATGGAATATAAACAATGTTGACTGGTACATAATATTACTTAATCTTCTTCCTCTTCCCCTGGTACTAATTCAAGTGTTCTCTTTTTATATTCTTCGAGCTCATCCTTACCAAGTGACTCATGTTCATAAGAAATACAATCTTCAGGTGGATTGAGAAACCATTCAATTTCATTCATGATACCTCTCTTAAGAACATGCTGAATAAGATGAACTTCAGCATCTTCAAGAGTACCAAATTCCTCTACTCCTATATCTCTCATAATATAACCATGATGCTCTACTTCATACTCAACCTTATCTCCATAATAGTAATGAGTACTAATTCTAAAATGACAATCACAATCCTTATGATGGTCTCCCCCAATTAGGTCATACCAGATTTTATTGAGCTCAATTATCTTTTCATGGTTTGTCATATTACATAAACCTTTTAATTAAATTATTACAGCTAATATAATATTCGTATGTTAGAGGGTCTCTAGAGTCTAAAGCTTCATGCATGTTATCAATATTTTCATCTAAACTTCCTTCTAAGTCTTTCTTATAATCAGGATTAAGCTTAGAACTAATTAAGTCAATAATAGGAGAAACATCCTTATCAGACAAATGAAAAGTAATTTCAGACTGATCATATTCTGAACCGTAGTTAAACTTTAGTGTTAACTCGACTGGAGGATGAAACAACCCGCTGAAAGGTTGACCGGAAAAGTCAGAAAAGTAACTTGCTTCTTCGTGCTGTTTAGGTGTTATAATTTTTTTCATTTGTTCCAAGATTGAGAATCAATAGTTTTGATCATGTCATCAAATTGCTTTTGTTTTGCTTCGTAGTAAAAGTTCGGCAGATCTGTATCAATTGGACCTGCCGAACCATCTTCGTGAATACGAAAAACTTGTTGAAGACCACAATCAACATTTACGTTAATTGAATCGTCGTCAAGCTTATCAATATCAATACCTGGTGATAGAGAACCAGAGTTTGGAGTATGTCCATAAACCTGTTTAATACCTCTAATGGGTTGACCTTCACGAAAATGATCATGCCAAAGGATTCCCCCGGCCTTGTGACCACCACCCCTACATCTACCAGCAGAGCCAAGAAGATCGGAATACTCTCGGTTCTTATAAAGCTCTTCAGCCTTATTAATCTTCTCGACAATGCCTTCTGGTGTTATACCAAGAACAGGATGTTCAAACCAGTAAGAGGAAATACCACCATGGGTAAAGAACCAGCCGTTCTCGTAATGATACATCTTAATCTTATCCCAATCTTCATTGGTCATAATCCGATTAATAGCATCGTCTTTTTGCATTGAGTACCCAGAACAGTAATAGAGATTTTGAAGAGCTCCATTAGTATCCTTCCTATAATTCAAATAGGAATAGTTAATATCGTGATTGCCCATCAAATGAATTCGATTAGGCTTAGTCAATGACTCCTTTAACCATCTAGCTGTCTGATCAGCATCAATAGCAGAGTCTCCAAAGTTATCAAAATAATCCCCGACAAAGATAATCGTATGATCATCGTACATCGGATTAGATGCAATAGCTTCAGCCTTAACCCAGTGATTATGAATATCACCTATGACAAGAATTTTAGACATGGAATAGTAAATAAATTGTTCTAAAGACAAGATACCATATTCCTATACAACTGGCAAATATAATAAGATTAAAAGGAATGTATTTCATTACATGTTTTTTAATATCCAAAATTGTGCTTTACTAAAGTACGAAGACCACTTACAAAAGATCCTTGCTAAATTTCTCCAAAAAGTGTTCCAGTAATTAAATGTAATTTTATTCAATACTTTCTTAGTCTTTGTCCAAGGATGCTTTTCATGTGCTTCTAGCGTATCTTTCCAAGCTTTTTCATTAGCTGCATTTACTTCAGCAGTAGTAATAATCTTAGCACTATCAAGAACAAGATCAGTTAGTTTACCTTTAACAAAAATAGCAGTAAACTCTAAATCCCAGGTATTATCATCTTTATCTTCTTCGTAAAAATAAAAGTTAACTGAGCCAGTATAATCGTACTTCTCATATGATCGACTTGTTTCAGTAAAGTCATACGGCCAGCAAAACTTACCTTGATTCTTTGCTTTCTTTTCTTCCTCTTCAGTAATTACTCGAACATGTTCACCTTCAACTTTAAGGATGGTGAGGTCTCCGCGTTTTGTAATACAATAAGTATCCATCGTACTATCAAGATCTTTAGTCTGAAAACTTTCTTTAGACCAATCCGTATCCGGAAAAGCTTTCTTGACCTCTTTAGTTAGAGGTAGTTTTCTTTCACAATGTATATAATCGAACATGCCCATTCCTCTATAATAGAAGAATTAAAATAAAATGCAACTACTGACAGTGATAATTGAGATAGCGTTGAGCAGCCTTGGCTGTTAACCCGCCTTTACCTTTTAACGTTCTAGCCTTACTACAGGTTAATTTACCTTTAACTTGACGTTTTAGAATTCCTGGATGACGAGGTTCGTCTATAGACTTTTCAAAAAATAATTTAAAAGATTCGTGCATATTAATTTTATCAAATTCTTGATCAAGGTAAGTAGCTATAGAAGTGTTATCGTAAAGACTTGATTGAAGCTTAATAGCTATACCTCCATGCTCATTCCAATTTCTAACATACGGATCAAAGTCATCAATAAGAACATTTGGTGAACCGTCTTGATTAACTGCAAATATAGATTTATGTTTAGGAAATTCTATACCTAAAAGATGCTTACCATATTTTGGAATAATATGCTTACTAAGCCAATCCTGCTTTCCTCTTATACATTCTTCTGTCTCAATAGGAGAGGGATGAGTACAAATATAAAACCCTTCAAACTTCTCTATAACTTTTTTAATTAAAACATCGTTAGTTGGATAGGGATCAAGGTCGGCAAATACATTATAAGTACCGCCTAGCTTCTGATAAAACTCTTCTTTATTTTGCCAAATGCTTCGAGCCTTTTGCTTTTCTTCATCTGTAACCTGAGCGTAGTTTTTATGATAAATTTTTTGACCGATAAAGTCATAAAGGTTAGCAAGCAACCCATCCATGTCTAAGTAGCATTTAGGCTTCATTTGAGAGCAATTTTAGGATTACCCATTGATATACTTGTAATAACAACATGTTCACCGATTTTATCGGCAGGTATATATCTCCATCCATTTTTTGACACAACAAACAATCCAGTAATACCGTTTTGATCAAACGGAAATAATTTTCTAATATTGTTTTCGTTTTCTAATTTCTCTTTGAGATCTTCAATTTTTTTTGATAATTTTAATTTTTTTATAGCTTTACAAAATTCACTATATGTTGCCCCGCCTTCTTTAGTTATATTAAGTTTCTTTACAGTAAGAGCTCTATCAACTTTATGAGCCTCATCATCTATCACATTATCTATTTCTTTAGATTTATTACTATCTTTAACTCCATAATATTTTTGAAGTGTATTTTTTATCGCTTGTACGCTTTCTTTGTCTTGTTCCTCATTATCATGTTCGTCTCTATTTACTTCTTTATGTAAATTTTCAATTGTTTTTAACAACGTTAAAATAGATGTAATAAAATATTTTTTACGTTCAATAACATTTTCTGATGTTGTTTCATCTATATTTTTACCTAGTCTATAAGAATATTTTTCACTAGTTAAAAGAGATAAAGGTAATTCTCCTAAATTTTTAGTTACAGCATTTATAAAACCATCTAAGGACCAATCTTCTTTTTCTATTTGTAATTTTTTTAAAATTTCTTTATTTATAGTTTTTTGTTCTTCTGGAGCAAGAATTTCATATTCTTTTTTAATATTATCTAATACCTTCCATACTGTACCGGTTATTGTGTTACCGAGTTCTCTGCCCATTTTACCCACCCGAACATTACCTTCTTTTTTAACTTCAAATTTAAACTTAGGATCAGCTTCGCTAGGCCAAGAAACATCATAAGGGTTACCTTGACCGGAAATTAATTTAGCACAATCAGATACGGTTGTATAACCTGAAATTAAAGAAGCTACAGAATATTCACCAGGACCTACCCCTGTTAACGGTTTACCGCTTTTATCTCTAACTACTGTTTCATCTGCACCTACAACATCCCCGCTATCTGTTTTATTTGTTACACTATATAAAACTTTTTGAGGGCCTTCCCAAGGCTTCTCATCAATAACAACTGTGTCTTTATCAAATCCATTTGCAAAAGGAGGTACCTCTTCTTTTTCGTAAACTAAACGATAAGATTCAGACAAAGAACGAAAAGGAGACTTAGCTTTGTTAGCTTTGTAAACAGCATCGTAGGTTTTCTTAAGGAAGTAATCCTGGGACATATCTATTATTTAATCCCTAATCGACTATATTAATAGACGTCGCCGTTCTCTTCAATCTTTGTATCTTCGTACTTACTAACCAATCGACGATAGAATTCTAACTTACAGCTTTCCAGAGCTCCAATAATTTCATTTAATGTATTGTAGCTAAGACCGTGATCGGTAATATGATGCTGACAAATCTTAGTAATAAGATAATTTAATTCTCCAGCTGTAGCTGTTCCAGGAAGAACAATGTTTTCAAATACTTCTCTAGTTTCTTTTTTGATATAAGGCATATTTGTATTTTATATTAGTTTTTAAATAATGCAATGGTGGGCAGGAGTGGATTCGAACCACTGAAGGCAATAGCCAGAAGATTTACAGTCTTCCCCGTTTGTCCAGCTTCGGTACCTACCCCCATTAAATTATGTCCAAAAATATTGCCTACGTTTTACAATTTCAGTTAACACTTCTGTATCCCTATCTTCAATAAGTTGCTCAATACGATTTACTTCACCGTAAAGTTCTTCATACGTTTCTTTACGCTCTTTTAGTTTAAATGCTTTTTTACCCTTATACAATTCATCTGACTCTTCAAACATATCTTCAATAGGTCGTAGAGGAGGATAAGCATCATCTAATTCTTTTTCTAGCCTTGGACGATGAACAGTTATGTAACGATAGGTTTCTTCCAACCAACGAGCAAACTTAATATGATCTTCACCGGATTGTTCCCAATCTACAATTCCATCAACATACTCTTCTTCGTAAAATTTCTTAACAAATTCAAAGTTTACAGTTTCAATAAGAGAAGAAATATCTATCCAGGTTTTTGGAATAACTTTTCTTAAACGTTTATTTTGAGGTTTAAAAATTGGTTTAATCTTGTCGTACCAATTTCGTTGCCAGCTATAAGGTAGTATATCCCAGATATCAAACTCCTTCAAAAATTTATATCTCCAATGCACTTTACCAAAAACTGATAAAGGCTTAAGAGAATGATTTCTAGCCTTAAAGGATTCTGGCGTCATGCTTTAATTATACACCGTACATAGAAGGTATCAAGAAGAGAGTTGACTAATAGCATAATCTCTATCGTCAGGGTCTATAACACCCTCATTACTTAAATACTCAAGCTGTTTTATACACTCATCGTATACGGGTGCTTTAACCGAACAGTACTCAATAATAAAATTGAAATCGTCAATTATATCATCAATTTGTACGAACCCTAAATCGAGTTCATCGTGTATAAAATTTTCAACTACTTCTTCTATTTTATCTTTTATCGCTTTGTTAAGCGGCATAGAGTTAAGCCCAAGGAATAGCAGAAAGCTGAAGAACGGCAGTAGCCTGAGCTAAAGCAGTATCATTTGTCCAAATTCCTGCTGCAGCATACTGATCTGGTCCATCCCAAAGAATAATTGGTCGAGGAAGCCCTTGAATCTTTGCAACAATTTTCTTTTGAACAAAGAGATCTCTTACTGCTTCAATAACGAGAGGGTCGGCAAGTGTTACTACTTCTGCTTGTTGTACTGTAATGTCCATATATTATATTTATGCTAAATCAATTAAAAGCCACGAGTTATTTTATTATGCATGTCTTCTAAATTAAATGCAATTTCACGAAGTTTTTCACCAGCTAGACCTTTAATATCACTACAATGTTTTTTAAGCCAACGAGAGTCTCTTAATAATTGCTCATAAGGATCATCTTCAGGTTCAGGATTAATAGGATATTTTTTAAAATCTCTATCATCAGTTCCTAGAGGTACATAGGAAGGTGGTGAAAAAGAACGTTCAGGATTATTATCTTCAGAAGATTTTTCCTTAAGAACTTTTACTTTACTATAAGCTTCAATTAAAAATTCTGTTTCTCTATTTTTCACAGAAACAAATTAAATTAGTGTCCAACAACGTGACTTACACCACTGTAATCATTAGGCTCTTCGTTATACTGATTAGCCTTACAATCTGTACAATCATCACAATCACATCCTTGATCAGCATGAGTACAATGACCAGGATCAGCGTTATCAATAGAAGTAGCTTCTGCATCTTCAGCTTGATCTTTATTAGTAAATTTTTCTGGATGCTTAGCGAGACTCTTACCGTAACGGATTTTTTCGTAAGCTTCAGCTAAGAGTTGGGCGTCTTTGTTAATCATATATTATATTTATTAAAGTTTAATGCTATTAGGCTTAGTAGCGCGAATATAAACTTCGCCCCATACTTCTAATTCACCCATAAGAGCTTGAAATTCTTTTTGAGAAAGAGAGTCGAGATCTTTTAATTTTTCGTAAACCTCTTTTGCCTTAGCCTTATAATGATCTTCTTTACCTTCCTTATCATGCCACTTCTCTGACTCAGCATACGGCTTAAGCTTTGCTTTATAGTGAATAGCTGTAAGAAGGCTAAACCCGCCCTTCTTTTGAGTCATTGCTTGAATTTTTTCAGCACCAGCTAGACGTTTGGTTAAAAAAGTTTCAAAAGCCTGTTCAGGAGTTTCTTTTTCTTCTTTCTTTTCGTGTATAGAAGAATAGGCTTCAGCTAAATATTGTAATTCTTTATCCATGTTAAGAATGATCTACTCTCTTTGTTAAATAATCTTTTTCTTGTTCAGCAGCTTCCATATCACGTAAGCTATCTACATCTGCTGTTAAAATTTTCTTCGCTAAGGGTAATACATGCTTTACAAATATTTCTTTACCTTCGTAATTACCTCTTTCTCCAAAATTAACAAGAGAGGAAAAAGCACGTCCGTTTTCTCTTCTTGCTCTTGTAAGAACTTTAAACAGTAATTTTTTATCTAAAACCCCATTTTCAATACAGCGGGCAATCTTATTAGCAGTTCTAGCCATTAAGCTATCAGCTTCAGGGCCCATTGCTCCTCCAAACATTGTAGAACCTGCTGATATAGCAGCAACAAGATCAACTAATAATTGATCAGGGTCTATATGAGACTCTAATACTTTACTATACGCTTCAGCAATTAATTTAACATCTTTGGACATACTAATACTTATGTTTTTCTGTGACTTTTCTTCCACCACTTACACCAACCTTCTGGTTTTATATCTCCAGCTACAGCAGAACATTTATTTGGAGGTCGCCACATTGTACAACCATCACAGCGATGACCGTTTTTAGGATGAGCTACATAACCAGCTTCAATCTTTGAATGTTTAGGTTTGGATTCCTCCAATAAGGAATTTAACGTCTTATCAAATTCCATAAACTGTATTATTATTCGTCAAAACCGAAACCAAATTCCTTAGCAGGGTTTTGAGTCTTTCTTTCAGCTTCAGCGTTAGCCTTACAATCTTCACAACCTGTGCACTTACATCCTTTAACAGCGTAAGGACATTTTTCTTTTTTCTTTGTATCTTCCATATATTATATTTAAGGAAAATTATTTCTTTTTAAAATGTTTTTCCATTACTACTAAAGCATCCTTAGCACATTGAATCCAAGCATCATGATTGATACCTTTTAATTGATCCTTAATAGCACCAGGGTTACGATCTACCTGATCGGCGTATCTAAAAAGAGCTTCTAAAAGGAATGCTTCGTTTAACGGTTCACCATTTAATATATAATCGACGATGGCTTTGTAGCCAGAGGAGTGTTTTCTACTCATACCATACTTATGGCCTAACTACTTCAATATCAAGCGTTGCCTTCTTCTGGACACTCTTCGGTATTATGATCTCCACCGCAGATAGAACATTGAATTGTAGCAGGAACTTCTACAGGATTAGGTTCATTAGTTTCAACCTTTTTCTTAGTAACAGCATCCTTAACTTCATGAGGTTCAAGACCTTCATGACCGAACATATCAACTAAATCCTTATGACGAGCCTTAATCTTTTCGTAATCTTTCTTACCGTGTTGATCTTTATTATCTAAGAGCCATTTAGTAAGCTTCTTATACTCGTTATAGTGTTTCTTTTTAATAACAGATTCAACTATAGTTTGATAAGCCTCTGCTAAGAATTGAGCGTCTTTATTCATTATTTTAATTTTTTATGAAGAGCATTTAAAGTACCTGTCCAAGCTTCTCCGTTAACATTAACGACAAATGTATCATCTAACTTTTTGTCAACAGTAACAACATCCTTACCTCGAACAAACTTATTAAGACTTTCGCCAGATTCAACTTGCTTAAACCCTTTTGACTTTAATATAAACATATAATTTTGAGATTTTTCTAAGTGACTATTTCTCATCTTTTCCATATCAGGATTATCTTCGTTATTATTAGAAGCGGGGATACCTTCACCTAAAATTTTAGAATAAGCTTCTGCAAGAAGTTTAGCATCTTTGTTAATCATATATTATATTTATTACAATTCGTCAATTAATTTGTTAAACTTTTCTGCTGTTGACGGATTTACCTGTTTTCTAACATCCCAGTCTTGTACTGCTTTTATAAAAGGTTCAGTATAATAAGGTGAAGCTTCATCTCCTTCCATATCGCATAAGAAATAATCTCCTTCTTTATTTAGTGAAAGATAGTATTGAACCTCTCCATTGTTAAAGTGTTGAATAATAAGCCAAGCCCGTACTATATCGTCTCCAAATAAATCTTGATCTGTTACATCTTCTATTTCAAGCATCCTAGGATCTATACGATAGGATTCAGTAAAAAATTGTTTAAAGCTCATCAATTAATTCTCCAAATTTATTTTGTGTATCTTTATTTAAGGTTTGTTTAGTTTTATACCTTTTAATTAAATCGGGTGCTATTTCATTTACAAATTTCTTCTCAAATAAAGCTCGTTCATATGATCTTTTGTAAGCAGCTTTTTCCCTTTTATACCAAGTAGGTTTTTGAATAATTTGATAGATAAGAGAACTACCCTGAGATTGTTTATCTTTCAGCCACCAAGTTCCGTTCTTACTATCTAAAAAACAATAAACAGGGGTAGACTCTGTACGCATTTTATCGAGAGTTAAGGTACCGGTTACATCATTCCACCAAGCCATATATTTTAACTGAAATGTTACATCATCATAGTTAGTCTTTTGAGCTTCAGCCTCTGTTACAAATTGTTTAAAGCTCATCGATTAACTCCTCAAATGTTTTAGCTGTAGAAGGATTTAGAGTTTGTTTCATTTCATGAGTTTCAATAGCTTTACCAACTAATGACACTAATCTTTTTGATGTCCAGTTCTCTACAACAAAGCTATCACTCAAATTTGGAATAAGGTAGCGAAATCCGTCAAGCTCTTCTCCTAATACACCTTTATACCCATTGATAGTAAATATATATGCAAAGTGCTCTTCTTCAGCTCCCCATCCTTTAACTTCAGGATATTCATCAATAAGCAGAAACGGTCCTTTTATTATCTTTACATTAAAATTCATCAATCTTATTTATTAAATATTATAATGGTTGATATAGATAATGCTCCGGATACCTATATTGGATCTTCTTCTATACAGGGACAGGGTTTGTTTGCTTCTAAAGATTATAAAGAAGGAGATATTATCTTAGATTATAGACCTTGGAAAGAAACATTTAAAAAAATTGAATGGAGATTTTTAAATCAGTATCAAATAGATCATAATTGGTTTATTCCTGTAGATGATGATTGTTGTTTAACATCTGATCTTTCATCAAAAATTCATTATATTAATCATTCTAAAGAACCGAACGGTAACTGGCTTATAAATGATCTTCTTATACTCGCTAATAAAGATATAAAGAAAGACGAAGAAATAACTATTGATTACCGTCTAGAGTATCGACCGACAAGAAGATGTTGGCCTACTTGGATCTAAGGCCATTACCGGTAACGGATAGGCGATTGAGATCTCAATCTATAAACCTTCCGTTACCGGCCTAGTATCTTTTGATTCTGATACTAGTTAATGTCGTACGCCTCAGATTCTTTTCTACTGCTTCCCTCCGAAATTCATTTGTGTAGATTATGGCCGGGCCCGGGTCAAAATCAAGTAAAATATCCGGCCGAAGGCCCCAAAACCCGAACGTAGTTTTCTACTTTATATTCTGTATAATTTTTAATAAAAGATTGTTAAACTCTTTTTGATGCTCTAGATCTGTTTGTAATTGATCTATAATCTTTTCTAATCTTTCAAGTCTTTCTAGTGGTGTTAGTGTTGTAGGTACTGCTAGTACTGGATCATTAGCTCTAAGAGCAGAAGTTGTTGAGTTAGACATTCTTTACACAATTATTAACTATCTTACCGGAGGGCAACTTCTTTGTACCTTTCTTCTTATAACCCTTCCAGCAATGCATTTGTTTTTCTTGTAAAGAAGTTACTTCTGTTATCTTCGGTTTAAAATCTGAATATTTTATATAACGTAACTTACCATCTTTATTATTATTATAGATAAAGGTCTTAGCCTGATCCTCTGAAGCGGCTGTAGTCTTTTGATCTATACTTCTATTGGTCGGATAATGATACCATTTAACTCGATAAACTTTTCTAGTATCCTCTTCATTAACTAATGAATCTATAATACCTTTTATAGCTTGTTTATCTTCTAGGTTCTTAGCACTTCTTACAAGACCCTTTAAATGATCTAAAGCTACTATCTTTTTAACTTTCTTTCGTCTTAGTCTATCGGCTACCTCTTGGGCCATAGCTAATAAAGAACCTTCCTCTAATATAGACTCTACTAGTCGATCGAATATCATAAGGTTTTTATTTTCTGGCCAATAGCTATAATCTTATCTCCAACCTTATCCATTCCTAGTTCTTGGACGGTGGACATTCTATTCTCAATCATAAAGGCTATTGTCTTTAATTGTTCGGCAAGCTCCTTTAATGTAGTACCCTTCTCTATAGGGGTAGGAGCGGATTCTTTTAATACCTTCTTATAAGCTTCACTTAATGTCATATAGTTTATTTAAGGAAAAAGCCGGTCTCAATTAAGAGACCGGCTAGGCTTCCCAAGCATCGTTCGCAATGAATCTTTAATGAGAGTATCTACGGGTTATATCCATAATACTATAGAAGAAGAGAGCCCAGCTATTGAAAGCAAATAGGTAGAAGAGCCAATTAGGAATGGTTATAGTTTCGTTAAGTTTTTTAAACATAATGGTTGTTTGGTTGAGGATTAATATTAGAGAAGAGTCCCAGCTGGTTGATCAAACCACTATCCTATCAAGTATGTGTTCAAGGATTGGACCGTGTACTTTGGTACTGGGACGTTTTTCTTTTCTCTTATCTCTCTGCGCTTTCCGACTTGAGACGGTCGCCAGGAATGAACCCAAACGGTGGCATTACTAAGAGATGTTGTGTTGTTCTGAAGTTAATAGTATGAATCTTCTTATAGGCTTCATACCCATCCAGTATCATTCCTCCGAAGAGAAGGGTAAGACATATAACAGCTATTCGCTTCATACCATTAATATAGTATATAGAATAGGAACCGGCAACTGGAAACTTATTAAGTCTTAGGGGTTAATTGTCCGCAATTAGGACAAACACTAGAGTCCTCTACTCCATCATTATCTTCTTCTACCCCGGCTACAGACTCTAGAATCTCTTCTATTAGTTCGTCAAACATTATAGGCTATCTGTCATGTCTTCCATAGTATCTTTAGAAGGAGAAGTAAGCCCGGCTTTTAACTTAGCTTCTTGTTCCTTATAAGGCTGACCACAATGAGGACAAACTTTCTTATTCCTTTCATTCCAAAGATGACGATACTTCTCAATTGTCTCATCATCCAACCCATCTTCTAAATCCTTAGCTTCATTCATAGCCTTTTCTGTATACTTCATGAGCTTGGCTTGAAGCTTCTTCTTCTCCATTGGAGACTTAGTCTTCTTGATCTCAGCCTTTAAAGCGGCAATGATATGGATATCCTTTCCCTTTTCTTCCTTGGCTTCGTTGATTGAATAGATTCTATTTCCGTATGAGTAGTATGACATATCTTTTATTTATTCTAATACAATTACTTTATTATTAAGAACTATAACTGTCTTTATAAGGATGAGGATCCCATTCTGAAGACTCTTCGTTTTCTAATTTGTCTTCATCAATGATAGGTAATAGAGTAGGTTCGTGTCCATCATCCCATCCGTGCTTATCATGATTAACATTAGATGAATGATCATGACTAAAAACATTAGAAAATTCTTTAGATACTCTTGCCCAATTCTGTTCTGGTACAAAGCAAAAACTATATATATAACCATCATCTGATATACCTGAGTATACAGAGAAGCCATCAGACTTTGGTTGACCTTCAGATCTAAAATCATTATAAAACCCTTTCCTTTGTAATGATTTTAAATAATCTAAAAAAGGTTTATATTTTGTTTTTAAAATAGTAAATGTTTTAGCTCTATAGATATTGGCATCATGTTCACCTTGTACTGTATAATGAACAATAATTCTCTTAGCTATAGCATTGTTTGTTAAAGCATTTTCTTGTAATATACTCTCCACTAATCGATCAAATAGCATATATTTTATTTAATCGAATAGATGGATTAGATTATTGTCCTTATCATAGAACTCATAGTCTTTATACTCAACGTACGCTGTAGGGTAGACTTGTTCTAGGTATAGCTTATCACCATTAGACATAGGATTAACGTATTCAAACCCATTCCTTCTAATAGGAGCTCTATTACAGATGTGACCTAATTGACAAGCTATTCGAAGAAAGGACTTATCCTTCCCCGTTCGTCCTACTTTCTTTTGAGCAGACTCAGTACTCTTTCGCTCGTTCCTGAGCCGTTTTTTTAATAGATTGAGTTCGTCCATTAGATGGTCTTCAGCCAATTACGAATAGATTCTGTATAGCTTTGGGCTTGGAAGCCCCGACCGAGCTTACTATCATAGTCTAGTCCTAGATCATTACAGATACCACCAAGAACGGTCAATCCATAGACTCCCTTTAGCTTCTTAACCATCTTACCGTTATTCCAGATACTACCCTTATAAGAGCCATCGGACTCAATAGTATGAACAAACCTATCCTTAATAGCTTTTGGGAAGTCCTTTAGAATAGAATCCTTCCAGATTGTGTGGCCATCTCCTCCAATGTGCTCAACCAGAGCCTCAATAGCCGGCTTCATAGAGGCATCAAAACGAACGATCTCTTTCTTCTTTGTAGTAGGTGCTTTCTTAATCATACCTCTATAGTATAGTCTATAGAAGGAAACGGCAAGCCTTATTTACCTCCGTATTTTTGGGTTAATTGATTTAATGTATTGCCCATTTTTGTTGAGGCACTATTAGTTCCTGTACCGGTGCCTATAACTGTCATAATACTATCTTTTATAGCATTAAAGTCTTGTCCTGCAGCCGGTCCCTGACCTTGAGTTAAGTTCTTTAGAACACTCTGAATATTATCTAAATCTTGTTTTGATACCTCTCCCTTTGATACTTTTTGTGCTAATGCATTTACATAAGTCTTCATATTAGGATTAAGATCCGGATTAGCTGCCGCGGCTGCCAATAATTTTTCACTATTACCGCCCATCATTAAGTTTTTAATTACAGAGGTTATATCTCCAGCTGCAGCTCCTAGACCTACAGCTGCCTGTTGTCCTACCTGACCTAGCGCTCCGCCCACAGCTCCCATTGCAGCTCCTTTTAAGCCTCCTACTGCTGTATCTTTTAAAGTTTGACCTACGTTTACCTTACCCTGATTGGCTATTTGACCTACAGCTGATTTAACACCTCCTACGGCCGCTCCGCCTATACCACCTGCTGCAGCGCCCGACAAAGCATGGGTACCCATAGCAGTAAGAAGAGGTACTACACCCCCGGCTCCGAATGTAGCTAGTCCCAGAACACCTAAAGCAGCTAATACACCGGCTGTTGTTAAACGAGGATGTCCTTTAATCCAGGTCCATACTGAATTAACTAAAGAAGGCTTTTGCTCTTCTTCCGAAACCATAGTTAAACATTCATGTGTTACTTGTTGGGTAATAGCATTCTGTTCTTGAGTTACCTCTGGAGAATTAAAAAGACTATTTAAAGTATTTGTATCCTTAGATTGAATAGCTTGAGATACTTTATTATAGGTATCTGGATCAATCTCTTTAAGCTTATTGAGAAGATAGGTTACAGCCGGTTGTACAAGCTTTGTTTTAATATCGTCTCCAAGTCCTTCGTTTAAACGAGATTGACAATCATTCTTTAACAATGCTGCTAGTACATTTGTGTTTCTAATTTGCTGATAGGACTCAGCCAGTAATACATTATCCTTCTTCATTGTATTATATTTATTATCTATAGCCTATCACCAGCAGTGTTTGTATTTGCCTGATTAGGTGTTAAACCGGCTTGAGAAAACTTTCTAGAAGATTGAGTGTAGCTTACAACATTTTTAATGAGAGTATAGATATAAGGCACTTCTTTAGCTGTCTCCAACAAAGCTGTATTAACTTTACTCAGAGTATCTGGATCTAATTTATTTAAAAATCTTACTAAAAATACCTGAATTTTTTTATGTAGTATATCTGCAGAGTTTTCTTCTACTGCTTCATTAAGATTATAGTTATGTTTATTGTTTCCATAATAATAATATTTCATTGTAATTATATTTATGCTAAAATAGATCCGGTTTTATCGACTCCGGTAAACGCGTCTGACTCCTCATAGTATTCGGGTTTAACCATCCCGAGGTTCAGATCTCAGGTTAAAGTCTATTCAGGGTAGTATTCTAAAGATCGTTGTCTTAATCCAGAGTCCATTATGGCTACGAGAATCCAGAAGGCTATTACGTTCTTAAAACTATAGTCTATGTTACAATGGAAGAGAACATTGATAGCCCATATCCCTAGCCAGATATCCAATACTCTACAGACTAGACAATAGAACGCTCTCTTTGTACTCTGTTCCATTAGATAGGTTCGTTATTAATAATAGCTTCTAGAGCCACTCTATTAATATTAATCTCTTTTTCCTTCTCTATACACCAGTTCTGCCAATACTCCTTCTCTTCTTTAGTCATTGACTTCTCTGTAAATAATATCTCAGATATGTCTGTAGCCGGAGCTGATGAAGCAGCCTGGACCATATTCTCCAGAGCCGATACGGTTACGTCGTCAGTATTATAATCCCTTTTTATATACCTAGATTGTACAATCTCTTTTACCTTCTCAGTATCATTAGATAATTGACTATCCAGTCTCTCCAAAGCCTTTCTTGCTATCTTTGGAATAGGGTCCTTCTTAAAGAAGCCTAATTGAATAAACCCTGATCGATCCTTTTGAATAATAAGCTTACGTTCAAAGGGTAGGTTAAGATTAATATATGTCTTCATTCTATTAATTTAAATCAATCTAGAGCCTTAATCAAGAAGGCTATTAAGAACGCCCATACTATAAGATGTAGAGGTAGAATCAATACAGCCAAGATAAGAAAACCAATAATAAGAATAGGATGATTCATTATAGAGTCTTAGATGTCCAGATGATGAAGCCTAAAGCGAAGATACTGAATAGGATCGTTGTCATTTTCTCTTCTTACCAGCATCTGAGCGTTGCTTCCTAGATGGAGTGCCGCAAGCCCTCCTGGTAGCTGCATGCTGTTTGGCATACACGTTACCCTTTACAATGAAGTTCTTTGTTGTAGCCATAATCAGCGAGCGTTGATGTCGGTGATCTCTTTAGTAAGCCTATATAGATGAGCCGTGATAGTATCCAACCTATTGGCCGGCGGGTAGGCTGACAGGCTATCAATAGCGTCGGCAATATAGCCGGCGTACTTGTTAATGGCCTCAGTCTTCTCTAGATCCCTTACCCTGTTCTTCAAACAATTAATCTCGTGTTCAGTAGTTGGTGTTGTCATAGATTTATATTATAGTCTTCTTAGATTGATGCAAGAGCTTTCTTCTTGTATCGAGTATTATCTAGATCCCCATTGATAAGGGTCTTGTACTTGTGACAGGAAGGGCAAAGGATCTGAAGATTGGAAGGATGATTGTATTCGTTTTTAGATCCATATCGTCCATCAATATGGTCTACCTCAAACTGTTTGATAGCTTGGATCATCTTAAACTCCTCTGTCATAGCCCTGAGCTCTAGATCATCATGAAAGGGTCTACAGCACTTGTCAAAGTGTTCTAGAAGAGTATCGTAACAGATCTTACACCGAACATCCTCTGGCTCCATTTGTCCGAAGGCTATCAATCGATGGGCGTCTCTGGTGGCTTGCTTCCCTACCCGAGCCTTATCATAGTACCAGTAATGGCGGGTACACAATTGATGATGAGGTCCTTGGGTTCTTTTTTTAGGAAGGCATTTCTCCGTGCACCCTTCCACCCTACAATGAATGTTCTTAATTTTCATACTATCAGTATAAAGTTTCTTTGTAGGGTGGTCAAGCTCTTTTCTAGGATACTCTGAACGCTAGCACTCCCTTCTTACAACGATGCTGACGATAGACAATACCTTCATCCTTAAGCTTTTTATAGACGGTTCCATTCATCTGATTCTTCATCATAAAGCCATTACCTACTGGAGTATCGTAATAGGGGTAGATAGCCTTAGCCGACACCTTCCTTCTAGCCCTTGGCTTGTGCTTCAAAGGCTTCTTCGTTGTTGGCTTCTTCTTTACCTTTGGAGCTACCTCTTCCTCTTCTATTGGCTCAATGAAGACAATAGGAGTTGGAGCACTGAAGAAGGACCTGATGACGGTTTTGATGTAGTTTAGCATGTTGTTGTTTGGTTGTTGTTTATTTGATTTCTTCGATTGTTACTTTGAATGATTGATCGGCTGTATTCCATTGTCCGGACTTCAGAACGAACTCCGTCTTTGATCCATTAGAAGCTACTGTAGATACAGAAGCCCATCCGACATCATGGTCGGTGATAGAGCTAATGATGGATTCAGTAATCTGATCCTTGGTTAGGACGGTTGGTTCTTTCTTAATTTTCATACGATCAGTATAAAGGATCTTTATAGGATCGGCAAGCCTTAAAGGCCATAGCCATCAAAGTCTTCGTCCATAGCTATTCTAGGGTACTATAAAGGTGATATACGTGTCGACCGATATGACCATTGAATGTCATACGCTCTACCCAAGAACCATGGGTCGTATCCATCATGGACATAAAGAGCAATGATGGCTTCCGTACTTCATAGCCTAGAAGGCGAAGGAAGAAGGTATAAGGATTATTCAGGAATGATTTAAACATACATTAATAATAGCAGCAGCTGCAGGATACGGCAATAGGAAATTGCCTACAATAGCTAGTTTCTGTCATGAACACTACTTGCAAGATATCCTTGAAAGCTGCTATTGTAGGCATAAATATTATAGTCATGAACAATACAAATGCTACGCAGGAACTATCTTATTACGAAAAGAATAAAAAACGAATAACAGCACGTAGAGCTGCGAATAGAGAGCTGCTTAGAATTAAGGCTAATGAATTCTACGCAAGAAATAAAGAGAAAGTAAAGGCTAAAAATAAGCAATACCGTTTAAGCAATTTAGAAAAGGTAAGAGAGTATTTTAAAACTAATAAAGAAGTATTAAAGGAACAAAGGCAAAAACATTATATTGAGAATAGAGACCGTATTCTAGCTAGAAGAAGAAAACTTATTAAGCATAGACTCAACAACGATCCTTTATTTAAAATAGCTCACACACTAAGATGCAGAGTTTTAGATGCTCTTAAAGGAAGATATAAGAGTGCTCCTACTCTAGAGCTTCTAGGATGTTCTATTGAAGAAGCCAAAAAGCATATAGAAACTCAATGGCTGCCTGGTATGACTTGGGATAATCATTCTCTACATGGATGGCATATAGACCATATTATACCTATCGATACTTTTGATCTAGCCGACTATAAACAACAGAAGGTGTGCTTTCACTATTCTAATCTCAGACCTCTTTGGGCTACTGATAATCTTTCTAGACCTAAAGACGGTTCAGATATCGTCGTTGATAATCTCGTATTGAAATGATTCAATAGAACATTCGTAAGCATCAGCTATAGCATCTCCTAGATCCTCTTCTAGGTTACAACTATCAGGAAAGACAAATTCAATCTCTACTGGCAGTTCGGCCAACAGATCCTCATCGGTTGTATCCCAGTAGATATCCGTGACCTTGATCTTATTGGTTAGCTCAGGCATACAGTTCCTCCATAGTTGATTGATTGCACACCTTCTGAATGTTCTCCATCCTACCAGCTAACAAAGCCTTATCTGTGTAGTATTTAACACCAGAATCAATATCATTCTGAATTGTATAACCCTCTACAACGTATCCAGAGGCGTTTGCTTGGATCATACTTGAAAGCCATCCAATAATGTAGGTTGAAGACTCTCCGGCCTCTTCCATAAGCCCGATGAGATGTTTTACGGTGTTCTTATTTTTCATACGATCAGTATAAAGGAAGGCAAAAGGAACTTCAAGCGGAAAAGTACTATCTCTTGGAGGCAGCCAGAAGAGCAGATTGAGGATCCATGTAAAGATCTCCAACCTTATTACCACTTCCTGGGGCTACATCCTTAGCAATAACAGCGAAAGCAGTATCAGTACCCATCTTCAAAGGACGGACAATAGACTTCGTAGTAGGACCTTTAACCAAAAGACCATCGAATTCAGGAGTATTAAGCTTCTTAAGAGTAGCTACTACCTGATCAATAGGAGCTGATTGATACTTCTGATTCCCGCCATTAAAAATAACGTAAGTAATGTCCTTGCTTACGCCCTCGTCTCCAGAAAAACTGCCTATTGTTTCGTTAACAAAATTATTGAATTTATTCATATTATTATTTATGTTCTTATTTTTCATACGATCAGTATATTGGATTTCTGTTGGAACCTCAAGCAGGAAGTTCAATAAAGAGAACCTCCTCTCCATGATAACTTATATAGCCATCCTTGGATGTTTTTTTATCATAACCCTCAAAGAACTCATCCTTGGTAATTCCCTCCTCATCCAGAACTTCCTGGAGATCAAAGTTGGTGGTCTTGCCAGTGTAGAGATCTACTTCTAGGTATTTCTTATTTTTCATACTATTATTATGGCTTGGTTATAAGGAAAGGTCAAGTCTATTCTTCGTCAGAGTCTTCTTGAGCCTCTTTAATAGCTCCCTTTACATCCTTAACCCTATCATTCTTACACAATATACCATCCTTCAGGAAGATGAGATCGTATTGATCGTCAGCAATAATCTCAGCTACTACATCGATATCTACTCCTTTAGGGATAGAAACAAGAGTAACTCCGAGCAGTTCAAAGTCCGACTTGATGGTGTTCTTATTTTTCATACGTTCAGTATATTGGAATTTGGAAGGAACTGCAAGCTTAAACCTCTACATCATACTCCTCCATAAGATCTTGAAGAGAGTCCAAAGCATACTCTACAACCCAGGCCTTAAAAGACTCTCTATCCTTTAGGTTATGTCCACCTTTAGTAGCGTTCTTTTGAAGCTGTTTTAGAACATCATCTCCCCAATGATTTTGAAGTTGAAGATAGATGGTGTCGGTGTTCTTATTTTTCATACGTTCAGTATATTGGAATTTGGTTGGAACTGCAAGTCTAGATTAGGGGATCCAGACCCTTATCGTCTGGATCCCCATTGGGCGGCTTCTTGGCAGAATTCTTATGCCGTGACGGCCTGAGCCTTCTCAGCGGCCCGAGCTGCGATGGCGGCCTTCGATCGTGAAGGACGAGCCTTCTTGGCCGTCTGAACCTCTGTACGAACCTCTTGGATCTTCTCGTCCAGGGTCTTCTTCGCCTTCTCTTTAACCTTGGCGCCTCGGCCTACGAAGGTCTCAAGGAGCTGACGAATGCTTCCAGCCTTCTGGATCTTGTTCTTCAAGTTCGAACCAAAGCAAGTATAAGAACCCGAGCCTTGGTTACACTCGATGACCGGGGTCGGGAGCGTATTATAGGTCTCGAAGTAGTTCTCAAGATACTCGATGACTTCGACTGGTACTGCGTTGTTGTTTGTCTGCATGGTGGTGTTGTTTTTGGGTTGGTTGTTTTATTCTACTCTTCTATTATGATTGATCTTTAAAGGAACTTCAAGCTTAATCCTCGTCTCCATCTTCATCCTCGTCTCCGTCTTGAAGAACGAGATAAACATCCACACCCTCTCCTTCTAGAGTGAATACATCTTCAGTGAATTCATCACTAAGATAGACTGTCTGATTGAGGTCCTCTTCTGAGCACTTATTGAGTTGATCACGTAGGTCTTTGTATGTCATGGTGGTGTTGTTTTTGGGTTGGTTGTTACTGCCGGAAACGTTGTTCTTATTTTTCATACATTCATTATGGCTCATTGATGGAGGAACCGCAAGATTATTCGCAGGAACCTTCATCGATGTCGATAACCACAGCCTGACAATCTACATCGATAGAAACATCTCGGATCTGATACTGATAGCCATTAGGATCAATAATAGCAATCTCCATATCAGCAAGTTGATTCTTCTGGTTCCGCTCTTCTAGGTACTGAATGAATTCTTTAATTTTCATACGATCAGTGTATTGGAGTTCAGAAGGAACTGCAAGCCTTTAATGCTTGGAAATTTCAATGCCAAGGAAGACTAGAAAGCCTACGCAGGTCATTCCACCGAGGATCAGGGCTCCTATCAAGATGTCTAATGAATCGATGTCTTTAATTTTCATACGATCAGTATATTGGAGGTTGAAAGGAACTGCAAGCTTAATCTTCCCAAACAGCTAGATCACTTACCCAATCGGAAATTAAATCGTTAATCTTTCGTTCAAGATCTTGTTGATTAACTTCTTTATTATGATCTTCAAGGAGAGCATTTTTGAGGGCTTGGATCGTTGTATCAGGTATTTCAATTTTCATATATTCATTATGGCGGAAAAGGAAGGAAACGGCAATTAAAAAATACTTTGGAATTCTTTTTCCTTTCCTATTGCCGGTTACTCCAGAAGCCTTCATAATAGAAAGATCATTAAGAAAGGAGCGTTGAGCAGGGCTCCAAGTTAAAAACAGCTCGAAGGGAGAGTAATATCTTGCTACGTTTGTTAGCTGCACCCACCCTAATATACTCATATCAGAAAATGAAGTTAATAGGCCCTCGAGGAGGACATTAGATGAAGTGAAAGAATTTCCTGCTTGCTAACTTCTAAAAAAACATATAGTATATAAGAATCAAATGAACCAATTGAACGTACCTTACTATAACATTAACTTCAAAGAAGAAGTAAAATAGATGTTATAGTAGAGAGAAAAAAAGCTTGTAGAAATCGGAGAGAGAAACTACTATATATTCCTTATGATCCATTACCTAACATCCCATAAAGAAGATATAATAGCCGTTGTCTGTTATGTTCTAGGAGTAGTTCTAGTCTTTAGTCTTCTTAGTAAGGCTACCCAGATCAGAGAGAGAAAATAGAGAGAGAAAAACTATAGAGAGAAAAACCTAGTAAAAGCCCTAGCTAGCATCCCGGCTCCATTGGATGTCTAAGTTAAAAGGAAGCCGTAAAACACTTAGATAGGCAAAATAATAACTAAGTAATATATGCACGATTTCATATCTGATGTAGCTTTGCCTATATTATTCTTAGTATCTATATATTTCTATATAAGAGCTAATAGATAAAGAAGAATTCGCCTAGATGGACTAAGCAAAATCTTTATCGATTAATAAACTTGCTTAAACGCTCTTTGAACTGATCGTTGAACTGACTAACAAACTTATCTAAAGCAGCGTTGGCACCCTGTAAACCGCTATTCTTTGCAACATTTGCTAATTGATCAATATCTAAAACAACTGTATAAACATCTTTCTTTGTATCTGTATCATTCTTTAAGTTAATTTCTATAAAAGTTTTCATATTTCGTTGTTATTTAGCTTGCTTTCTTCTCTATTTCCACTATTCTTTTGTATACCCGTCTATTTCTATGTATTCTTTTATCTTTTACTCATTATTTTATCCTTTAACTTAAATATATTCAATATGTTAGGTCTATTTCTCCTCCTCTTCTTTGTTCTTCTCTTTCTTACTAAATCTTATAGTAATCTTTCAAATTTCATAGATTTTCTCTTAAAATACAGTCTTTTTATCCTAATTTACACCATTCTTCCATTGCCTATATTCCTTATTTGCTGTTTGTTTGTTGTATTTTTATAAGTACTCTTATATGAATGTTGTTATTACTAATATTAAATTAGCTACTCCTAGTGAAGTTGATTCTATTAGAACATCTTGGAGAAACATTCCAGAACGTGTTTATAAGGTAACTTTCTCCGATAATAAAGTTTATTTAGTTTATAGGATAGATGAACCTAAACATGTCCGTGTTAGTCAGCCTTGGGAAGCCATTAACCTTAAAACCGGCTATACTGCTGGTCATTTTGATGAAGAATCCCCTGTTGCTAAGGCTATTAAGCATTTTGAACTCAGAAACGAACTCAATCCATCCACCGTTAAAGCTTTTGAGGAGTTAATCGACGAACTATAAATACTCTTATGGATTTCAATCAATTAGTACTAGAAGAAATAAATCCCTTTGAACCTAATTATACTGTTCTTCGTATAGCTACTAAAGAAGATAAAGATACACTAATTAAAGGATTAAAATATTCTGCAGATAAGGAACACAAACAGCAAATTTATGATACTAAGTATTTTGTTGTTGAAGACCAAGAAGGTACAATCATGGCTGTTCACTGGAATACAAGCAATGAAACATTTTATATACGGAATTTAAATAAACCTAACATTCCCCGTCTCGGGAGTACACTATTTAACGTTAAGAGTATTGAGGGAGTTGAGCTCTTAAAGGCTATTGAACATTGGGAACTTAAACATTCCCTGAACCCCTCTACCGTTAAAGCTTTTGAGGAGTTAATCGACGAACTATGAACGAATATCAAGTTATTAGAGATGCTAATGAACAAGAGTTATCTCTCCTTAGCAAGAGGATGTCCGGAGATCTAAAGAGGCCTTTTGATAAAGGATGGCTAGTAAGATTAATAGATAGAGAGCGCTTAATTGTACCTAACCTTACAACAGGTAGTGATGTTAGAGTAACTGGCTGGAAGTATATTGTTTTTACTATGAGAGGAGGGTTTGATCATTATACTACCGATAAAACTAAAGTAACTTCAAAGAAGGGAGCCAATACTATCTTACTTGATAAAGCTATTAAACATTGGGAATTCAAAAAGACTCTCAATCCTTCTACAGCTAAGACTTTCGAAGAGTTAATCGACGAACTATAAATAACACATATGGATATTAAAGTAATAGGAATAGCTAAAGACGGTTGGGGTATGAGGTATTCCGATAGTATTATCTATAATGTTAACATCAATAACGTTCCTACTTTAGTTGAATTCCTTCCCGGGGGGTCTGGTGATAGTGATTGGCTAAGCATTAGACTTATTAACGGCAAGTCTTGGGGGAATGCTGGTAACCTCTATAAACTACTTCATCTTGATGACAATTTACCTCTCCAGGAACTTACCCTCAGTATAGAAAAGGCTATTAAAGACTTTGAATTCAAAAAGACTCTCAATCCTTCTACAGCTAAGACTTTCGAAGAGTTAATCGACGAACTATAAGTACTATAATGACATATAAACAAATATTATCTAAGGTCAAAATAGAAGAGATTATTCCTACATTAGGAGGAAAGGTATTTGAAGTTGACTTTACTTTAGACGGGGAATGGTATCAGTTTATGTACTATCCAGATTATCCTTCAGATAATTACTTCTCCGATCTTCCAGAAGAATTCGAGCCTTATACTAGTCCTTACGCTCAAGGGGAAAGTGTTGAAGAAGCATTTGTTAACCTTATTAAACACTATCAGTTAAAAAAGTCTTTATCTCCGGGAACAGCTAAGACATTCTCTGAGTTAATCGACGAACTATAAATACTCTTATGGATTTTAAAGTTGAAAGAAGAGCTACAGAAGAAGAGCTAGGACATGTAAAAAGGAAGCGGAACCACGCTTATTCAAACAGAGACATAAAGGATATAGAGGGCTGGGTAGTTGATACTTTTGGTTTAAACAAAAAGCTTGTTATTATTAGTAATAACGATGAAAATGGAAGAATGTATAACTACATTGACCCCGATGATTTACTATACATTGGTCTTTGGAGTTGGGATGATAAATTAGGTCAGGCTATTAAAAAATGGGAACTTAAACAATCTGTAAATCCTTCTACAGCTAAAACTTTCGAAGAGTTAATTGACGAGCTATAAGTATCTAGATGGAGCCTTCTATTAAAATCATTAGTCGTTTGGAGGGAAGTGAAACACCTTATTGGTCTATTGGTGAAAAGGCTTATTATAAGCTCATTGTTAATAATAAAAAGTGTCACTTTTCCTACAGAGATGACGGAACTTGTATGCTTTTTGTTGATGGTTATAAGAAGCCTGGGTTAGATGTTGATAACGCCATTTATGATAATAAGGAATGTGAAAAACTATTCCATATTCGGGCATTAGATCTTGATAACCTTATTGTTAAGGCTATTAAAGATTGGGAACTTAAACAGTCTTTAAATCCATCTACAGCTAAAACTTTCGAAGAGTTAATCGATGAACTCTAAACCTTCTCCAATTACTTTTACAAGTGTTACAAACGACTTAGTTGGTCGTAGAAAAGAGCAGGGGTATCGTTTAGTTGATAACGAGGGAGGGATTTGGGAATATGTACTTGAACAAGGAGCTAATAGAAGATTTTTAGCCTTTATTAAAGTTCCTAAAAAATACAAACCTTTATTAGGTCTTAGTACTGCTATAAGCATGTTTAATAGTATTGAGAAGGAAGCTTTTAAAGCTATTGATAAACATAACTTCAAAAAAGAGCTCAATCCTTCTACAGCTAAGACTTTTGAGGAGTTAATTGACGAGTTATAAATAATATATGGATCTTTCCGATTTAACAATTGATGATATTAAGCTTCACACCCGAGGCAATATTACTAGTAGTAACACTTATTGGAAAGAGTTTTATTTTACTTTAAACGGTAAGAAATATAGAGTAGAGATTCGAGCATTTGAAGATGGTACTCCGTTTCACTTTAAATGGGAGCCAATTACTCCTTACAAGATTAATAAGTTTTACGAATTTGATAATGGTTGGAAGAAAACAGGTATGGAAGGCTCACCTTTTTCTATACGTCTTATAACCGAACTACTAAAGAAAGAAGAAGCGTATAATCTTAAGAAGACTGTTAACCCGACAACAGCTAAAACATTTGAGGAATTAATCGATGAGCTCTAATATAATTATAAAAGTAATAAAGGGACCTTATTCTGATATTTGGAGAGATCCAACTTTTGATTCAAAAGAATTTTCCGATCATTTATACGATATCAATATGTGGGATAGTGACATCACGTGGGATCGTAGCGGTAATTGGTTAATAGCAAAATCAAAGGATTATATGAAATGGTATCATAACTATTGGAAGTTTAAAGAAGTGAATCCAAGAATTGACATAGCAGAAATAATTAATGATAAAATTGATTTTATACATAATCTTAAACAATCTGTTAATCCTGATACAGTTAAAACATTTGAGGAGTTAATCGATGAACTTTAATATTATAAAAGAGGCTATACATAATGAGTATGTAGACTTTAAAGTAAAAGTTAACGCTGGTCCTTTCCCTGGTGATCATTATGGATATATACCTGAGGCAAAAATATATAAGGGCACTATATTAAGCAATGAACACGTTACATTTATATTAAACCCTAATACTAATCATGTAACTATACAAAACTTTGGTGCCCATTGGTTTGGACCAAAGGCTGAACTTGATAAACAAGTTTTAGATGCTATTCATACTTACGACCCTCGACTTGTTATACAACCCTCAACACTAAAAGCCTTTGGAGAGCTAATCGATGAGCTCTAATAAAACATGTACAGTAGTTCGAGATGCTAACATTCAGGAACTCGCTGAAGCTGATGATTACTTTTTACAAGGTGGACAAGGTATGTTAGTTAAACCAATAGATAAGGGTTGGATAGTTAACTGTAAAGGAGCTGAATATAGAATATTTCCTAACTATGTTAATCATATGCAACCCTATTTAGATGATGGTACTTTTGTTATGTTTACTAAACATGGTCGCTGGATTAATTACTCTACCGATCGAGTACCAACAAACATCTTACAAAACTCTGAACTAAAAAGAGCTATTAAAGTTTGGGAAGTAAAGAAGCATATTAATCCAACAACAGCTAAAACATTCGAAGAGCTTATTGAAGAACTTTAAAGTAGTTCTTGTATTTCTTTTTCTATTCCTTTATAATAAATACTTTGATAGATGGACTATAAAGATACAACGTTTAAAGTTAAAAGAAAATACTTTTGTTCATCTAAAGATGGTTCTCTACATAGAACAAAACAGGGTAAGTATGATTCTCCTTACTATATGATCAAGGATAGTAAGGGCGGGGAATGGGAGTTTATGAATTCAGCTACTGAGGAAGAACGTAAACAAGGTCATGAAACATATAGTTATGGGAAGATTATAGAAAGTTTTCCAGATTGGTTTAGAGATCTTTTTAATAAAGAACATAAAGAGACATTACCTCCCAGCTTTAACTTTGGTTATGAGAAGATAGAATATAAACACCCTTATTGGAAATATTTAAATCATTTAGCTATTGAGGTATTTCCTAAATTAGTTAAGAACTGGGAGATTAGTAAAGATTTAAATCCATCTACAGCTAAAACTTTTGAGGAGTTAATCAATGAACTTTAAAGTAATACATTCTAGACCAAGAACATCTATAGAAACTGATTATTTCTTAAAAGATGAAGATAATAATGATTGGACTTTTAGATTAACAAAAACAAAAGCAGGAGGGTTAAGAGAGTTTGCTATGTATCCTAAACATTGGAAAGCTTTGTTAACATCTAACTCTTTAGCTAATTTAACTCGAAAGAGTTATTTGTATGATTTAGCTATGAAAGCTATTGAGGCCTGGAATGTAAAGAACCAAATTAACCCATCTACAGCAAAAACATTTGAGGATTTAATCGATGAGTTATAATATTAAAATAGAAGAAAAGAAAGGACCTAGTTATAGTCCCTATAATGATAGTGAGTATTATCAGTATTACTTTAAGATACCTGATAGGGAAGGTAAAGTAACTGAGTATTTGATTGAAACAAGTACTAATCCTCATACTGAACGTACTAACTATTCTGTCTTTGAAAGATTAAAGGAAGGTGCTAAAGAGTATATGTACATTAACCCATCAGCTCAATGGGCTGTAGATAGATTACCGTTCACTCTAAAGGAAGCTGAAAAGGCTGTAGAAACTTACGAACTTAGAAATCAACTCAATCCTGATACTGTTAAGAAATTTGGAGGATTAATCGATGAATTGTAAAGTAATACATGTTGAAAAGGAAAATGAAGAACGCCCCGGACTCACTATCTATACTATAGAACGTCAACCTGTTGGTTTTAAGTTTAAAGTTAACATGTGGGATATTGGTATGTTTACTATTAAGTCTTTAGAAAATAAAACAATCGGTTATAGTACCGAATTAAGAAATAAAGCTCTGGAAGCTATTAATAAATATAAGTTAAAACAAGATCTAAATCCAAGTACTGCTAAAACTTTTGAAGAGTTGATTGACGAGCTTTAAGCTTGCCAGTTCCTTCTGCTCCATTCATACTAGGAGCATGAAAATTAAAACAATCAAGATTGTCTTGAAAGACATCAAGGTTCGACAACCATGGGCTCCTCCAACGAGGAAGATCCAGTCCAAAAAAATCTACAAGCGATCGGAGAATAGACTTGCTTGTTCCTTCTGAAGCCCTTATACTAATAGTATGAAAATTAATAAAGAAGAGTGGATCAAATCTTATAACGAAACCAAAAAGCTTCCAAGCTTAAAAATTCCTTGCTCAAAGTGCGATGGAAGCTCAACAGCGTTTGGTTCTAACCTTGAAGGAAAGATTAAGAAGGCTGGCGGTCTCGATATACTTCTTGATACTTTTACTTGTCGGGCTTGTAACAGTACCGCTAAGCCGAAGACGGTTAAGGTGACTGTTAAGCGAGAGAAAATCGAAGAGAAAGAAGAGGTCGTTTATGTCATTCCTAAGATGAAGGGTTTCATTCCGACTAACGCTTTCTTGAAAGATACTCCTGAACTGGTGCAGTCGATGACGAACTTTAGCTGCGTATCACCTCAGCTTTACTTGAATAATAATCGCGGATGCCGAGGATGCGTTTACTTCGATAACTGCAACTGCGCCCTGAAGAAGGCCGCCTAACCCTCAGAGAGAAAATATATGAATAAGATTAAAAAAGGTATGACAGTTGAAACAATTGATAGAAAGTATATCATTAGAGATATAAATCGATCAATGACCCCAGCCCTTGTTATGCTGACGGAGAAGTATAAGAAGAAAGGTATGGGAAGGCGAATGTACATGAGAGAAAATCTATTTGAATTTGTTAATGATTGATCAAAAGACAATCAATGAGCTTGAGTTGTCTATTAGCTTTGGACAAAGGCTAATGGAGTATAAGAGAGATTGTCTTATGAAGATGCTCGAACAAATGCACGACAATGATAAGATTCGTCAGCATTATGAAGCTGATAGACTCTATATTCAAGATGTTGTTACAGCTTTAGAGTGTGGTGAGAATATGTACAATCTATCTTCTATTAAGAATCGTTTGACTGTTGTAGGTCAGATGTTCTTTAAGAAAGAGTTTAAGGCTTTGAAGGAATTACTAAATGAATAATCAAAAACCGGTAGTGACTTGCGATTTTGACGACACGCTTTTTGAGGATCCATCCTATAAGTCTGCATCAGGTGCTCTTTGGATATCAGCTGGATTCGATGCTGAGCCTGTAAAGAGAGTTCATGACTTCATTCATGAAAAGGCTAAAGAAGGATTTGAGATTCATGTAGTGACAGCTAGGGAGGAGAAGCATGTATCTGAATGTTGGGACCTTATTAAACTCTATGATCTTCCTATTAAGTCTGTAGTAGCTGTTGGAGGAAGGAACAAGACTCCAACTCTTCTATCTCTTAGAACTACTCTTCATATTGATGATAATGTTCAGGTTTGTGTACTAGCTCGTCAGGCAGGTATTAAAGTACTTCTAGTTGATTGGGGTCAGGAAGATACAAACTCTACAGCGAAGCTTTTCCTAAAGATATAGCTTGCTAGTTCCAATTAGAGACTCTATTATCTTTAGATCATGCACAATATTTTCTTACTAGGAGATCCTCATCTGAGTCATCAGGGAATGGTTATGTTTAAGAGGGACGATGGTACTCCTCTTAGACCATTTACTACTGTTGAGGAGCATGATGAGAAGATGATTGAGAACTGGAACTCTGTTGTTCGCCCAGTTGATAAGGTCTACGTTCTAGGTGATGTAGTAATGAAGGCTAAGAAGCAAATACCTATTATGGATAGATTAAATGGGAAGAAAGTTCTCATTAAGGGTAACCATGATATCGGAGAGCTTAAAGTGTATCTTCCTTATTTCTATGACATCAGAGCATTCCATATTCTGGATAACTTTGCTATCACGCACATTCCTATTCATCCAGATTGCTTGGGTAGGTTTAGAGGTAACATTCACGCTCATACTCATCAGAGAAGTATGATGATGCTAGATGGGGATGAGTTCAGAGTAGAGGACCCTCGATACTTTTGTGTATCAGCTGAGCAGATTAACTATACCCCTATTGAGTGGAATGATCTGAGAAAGAAGTTCTACAAGAAGCTTGGATTAGAAATAACAAACAACTAATGAAATATAAACTGAATCAGTATCCAAACGAAGAACATATCTACGTTGTCACTACAGACAATCAATACGATCTTGCTATGCTCTTCTTTAGAGCTCAAGAGTATTATGAGTCTCCCTTTAAGCAAATTAAGGGCAAAGAGTTTACTATTATGAAAGCTATGGAGCTTTATTCTAAGAAGCTCGGCAATGGAGCCTTTACGTATGCTGCTGACTGGGCAGGGTTTAATGTACCTGGTAAGGTTCTTGATACTCTCTACGGCCCTGGTTACAAATATTCTATTACTGATCCTAATGAGTATGATGGTCATATGGAAGAGATTCTTAATACGATAAAGTCTAAAGAGTTCTATCTTATTGGAGCTGTTAAGAAGGATGCTAGTACTATTGAGCATGAACTCTGTCATGCTCGTTTTGCTCTTGACAAGAACTACAAGAAGAAAGTTCGTGATATTCTAAAGAAGCTTCCAGAGAAGATTAAAAAGAAGATTGAAGACTATCTATTGTCTATAGGTTACTGTAAGGGTGTACTTGAAGACGAACTACAAGCCTATATTGCTAATGACTTTCATTATCTTGTTGAGAATATTAAATTCACAGCAAAAGAAGATAAGAAGCTTTGGGAGGTTCATTGCTCCTTTTAGCTTGCGTTTCCTTTCTAAACCAACCATAATAATACCTATGAAACTTAAAACCGTCGCATTAACCCTACTACTTGCTCTTACCTTTACTCCAGCTTCTAAGGCTTGGGTAGCTTATGGAGGAGGATATCGAGGAGGCTATGGCTACGGAGGAGGTTATGGTTATCGAGGAGGCTATGGGTATGGAGGAGGGTATGGGTATGGAGGATACGGTTGTGGAGCTTATGGAGCTCTTCCTTGGATTGCTCTTGGTGTTGGAGCTGCTGCAGCTCTAGCTCCTATCATTGCACCTCCTGTCTATGTAACTCCTCCTGCTCCAGTCTACGTTCAACCTGCTCCAGTCATTAACAATTATTACAGTCGCTAGAATAGGCTTGCGTTTCCTTTCTGAACCTTCTATACTGATAGTATGAAAATTAACGAATCGGATATTGCAGCAGAGTTTGAAACTCTGCGAGAAGAGATCAATGAACTGCGTCAGCACGTTCTAAGTCTAACCGAAGTTGTTCAGGGCATTAACGGTGTCTTGCACGATCTTAACAAGCAGATACTTATTAACTCTAAACTCTAAACGTATTTAACAGTCCATCCTTTATGGTATTGTTTTTTACCTAAAGCTACTGCAGACATAGCTCCTTGATTAAGATTATTATCTCTACAAAATTGAGATAGATTATAAAAAATATACTCTTTACCGCTAGGATCAACTGCTATACAATTAGCAGATTTCTTTCTAATAGTACTTTCTTTAGCTTTTGTACCTAATCTCTTTTGTCGTATATGTTCTTTTTGTTCAGGTGTTCTTCTTTTAAGACTATTAGCTAAACCTATCTTACGTTTTGTTTCTTCTGAAGGAGGTCCGTTTTTCTTCCCTCTATTTGCTGAACCCATTTTATATCTTGCTTCTTCGCAAAGCATATTATTACCCTCTCCTCCGTATGTCATATTATAACCATGCCCTTCGTCTACATGCGTATTAAAATGACGAATATAATGTTCTTCCATTACATTTAGAGTATGTTCTTTATCTTTTGATTGATAAACAACACTCCATTCAAAGTTATTCCAACCATGCTTTCTTATAGCATTATAAAAAACAGTATTAAACTTCTCGTATTTATGAAACTGCTCATGGTTTTTATAACGAGCAGGCCAATTAGAGTCAAACCCTATATAGCTTTTACCATTAACTTTATTTGTAGCTTTATAAATTGTATAAGTATTCATGCTGGTACAGTCCTTCAAACTGTTTGTACTAGTGCCTGTGGGTATTCCAGTACCGCGACAGGCTCTTTTTATTATTTATTCTTTTCTTGCCGGTTCCTACAAGACTCTATATTATAAAAGGATAATGAAAACAACAACCGAAAGGAACCAAAACGTATGATGGAAAAAGGAACTTGGTGGATTGGCGACTTGTGTTACGTTCTGGATAATGACTGGGACGAAGTGTGCGGGCTTCTCTTTAATAAGAACAAAGAGAGTAAGCGCTTGGGAGGAGAGTTTGAACTTGAGGACGGTATTAAGTTCGCCCTCTATAGTACGGCTTGGGGTGATGGATGCTATGATGACAACAAGGGTAATCGGTATGGAGTAGATGCTGGTGTCATTGGTTGCATTAAAGTATCTGATCTTTATAAGATGGGAGAGTCTCCTTCTACCCTTGGAACTGTTCATACCTTTGAAGAGGACTTCGTTACTGGTTATGATAACGGAGATATCTTCTTCGGTAGCTTGCGTATTGAAACTGATCCTCAAGCTGACGAAGAGGATGAGACTTGTTCTAATTGCGGTAACCCTACATATTCTCTAGCTTGTCATTGTGACGGTTGGGATGAAAAGGAGGAAGAGTAAAATGGGCGCGTACGTTTATCGTCTAAAAGGAACCAAGGCTTTCGAACTCATGGAGGTCGAAGGTAAGATGGAGAAGGTTTACGACTACGTCTATTGGTACAAGCCTTATTACGCTGGTATGTTTGATAAGGAGCCTTCTTGGATGAAGCCTATTCATATGCTTGATGCTAGGCTCAGGAAAGCATTTGCAAATATTGACCCTGTCAAGTGGGTTCGTCACGTTGATGATAAGGGTATGAAGGATGACGAGATTATGGAATGGCCTGGAGGTATTTGTATTAGTGATTACAATGATCGTTATCAAAACGCTCGAAGGATCTCTATTAAGAAATAATATGCTTAAAAGAGACAATTGGAGTAATGATGAGGTAATAGATATCATCGAAGGATTGATGATACCTATGAAGATGGACGAAGCCAAGAATTGGAGTAAAGAAAGGTATGATTGTACAGAAAACTGGAATACTTCTCTTCAAATGGCAGCATCAACCTTTTATGACTTCAAAGCTAAACCAGATGCATGGGTAGCTAAAGCACTGGATACAACCACGGGACAAATTGTTGTCATTAGTAAGCCTCTACCTCAATAATATGGCTAAAGAAATATCCTATATTAAGACAATTGACTTTAAGTTTGAACCTTCGTTTGATGAACGTGAGTCTATTGTTCGTAGAGCTATTATCAGGGAACAGAACGAACATAATAAGATTCGTTGGATTGTTGTTGAGAAAGATATGAAGAAGGCTCGAATCAAATTCTTTAGAAAAGAAACAAAGAAGAAGCTTGCCCGTTCCAAATAAAAACTATATACTGAACGTATGGAAAATAAAGACTACGAAATTATTGTAACAGGTTATAACAATCAGCTCCTTCGCTGGGATGCTCGAAAGAAGGTTCTAGATGAGATGATTAAGAATCTAGTCGATCAGCATCATGCAGCATGCAGTGAATGGGATGATGTCTGGAGAGAGCGTCAGCAATACATCAACGAACGGGAAGAAAAGCTTGCAGCTTCCAAATAATTCAGCCATAATAATCGTATGAAAATTGAAAACGCACCACTCCTAGAATATACAGCAACCTCTTCGATGGATAGCCTTCAGAAGGCAGTTCATGCAATGTGCAAACATAAGAGCAAAGAAGGTAACATTGGACTTGACTTTGCTATCTGGGAAACCTCAAAGGTAGGTCATCATCCAGGAGATTGGATTGTTAAGCACCCTGACATTTGGTCTGATGAGCCAGTCTTTGAAGGAAATTGTGTGTTCTTCTCAAACTATTGGAGGATTGCTGACCATCAAGTAGAGAGTGAGATCATGCCTCGACCTCGTTGGTCTGAGATTATTAATGAGGCTGGTCGTCAGCTAATTGATCCTGAAGAAGGTGACACGGCTTGTCTTTTTCTAGAAGGCTTTAGGGTACTAGATCCTAGGTCAGATGGTGTTACATTTATTGAACTAGTCTGGGGTAGTTGATATGAAGAACGAATGGAAAGAAGCAATCATTGAAGAGCTAGATTGTATTGGTATCTATACAGAGGAGTGGGCAAAGGATCCTAAGAAGGCTCTACATCATATTGCTTGTTGGTATACAGAGGTAGGGATGCATTATGAGAGGGAGAGTAGATGGACATATAAACTTAGAGTAAGGCTTGAATATTATTGGTATAAGACTGTATGGAAGTTGTTTAAGATTCAACCTCCCTTTTAATATGACAACAGATATAGAATGGCTTAAACAGGTTAATGCCCTTAAGGAGCAAAGGGACAAATTGATTGAAATAGCTGAAGATGCTATTAGACTAGCTGACCTTGATTATGAAAATGACAAGTTTGGTAAGGTAACTATGCTAAGAGAAGAGCTAAAGGAGATTCAAGATGAATTAAGAGGACAATCATTAAATCAGTTGACTAAACAGGCACAAGAGCTTAAAATGGGCTATGAATTATGAAACAACTTAAGAACCTTTTATATACAGTCATTACAACTATTGCAGCACTCTATGTTTATTATCTGATCTCTGGTGAAGTAATTTGTTTTAAGCATCTTTAATATGATTGGATATCAAGATAAGATAAATCAAATCCTTAGAGGAGCAGAGACTATAAAGAATATGAATGAAACAGATAAAAATGGTAGATTAGTTAAGAAATGGGATGTAAAAGATGTTGAAGAATTAAAAAGTTTAGTAGAGGAGCTAGAGGAGGCTGAACTAGAGAAAGATAAGCTCTTGAAAGCTCTAAAGCACCTAGTCATTGTAGCACAGAAAGATGAGATCAATAAGGATCATTTGGATCAAGCATTGAGAAAGGCTAGAAATGTCATTGCAGATATTGATCCAACTGTTGAGAAGTGTGACTGTTGTTATTAAAAGCTTGACACCTCCTCCTAAAGCATATAGAATAAGATTATGAATGATTCCAAAAAATTAGAAAGGATTTATGAATCTATTTCTAATCCTAATTTCTTGAATAAAAATTATTTGGATGAAGATTTTGATTGGGAGTATTTCTTTGAAAGAGCATCTTTACTCAATATGTTTAATACTTTGATTGAGAGTGTTGAACTTATTGATACTATTGAAGACACAAATCAAAAAGAAGAGAAATATGAAAT